TTCTTACGCTTACGTTCAAAGTGGAGATCTATTCTCAATTTGCCATAGTACAAAATACCAAGCCAGATTGAGAATGCAACTCCATCAAACCAACTTAGACTATGCCAAGCTTCTACTGCTCCATCCATGTCTCATGTAATTTTAGCTAAGTCCATCATCTCACATGGACATATGCAACCATTATCACCACAAGGACAACTCGTTGTTATTATTTGTGCTTTATTATTTTTTATGATTGGTTTTGGTTTATATGAAACTTTTGGTCCAGGGGGAAAAGATCTTAGAGATACAATTGATGAACATTCAAAGATGCATGAACTAGGTATAGCTCATGGTCATACTAAGAAGAAATAAAGACTGCTATCGTAAAGATATAATTAGATATTTAAATGGATCAAGTTCCAGTACCTCGTTTAACTTTAACTTTCTCAGTTGATTTAGATGTTGATTACAATCCTTTCAATGGTAAAACTCAAGAAGAATTTGTTAAGTATATTGAAGGTGAATTACATGAAGTCCTATACGACATAAACCCTTCAGTTAAAAACGCCTATACTTCTCTTATAGCTATAGAAAACAATGGTGAATCACCTCCAGAACCCTCAGTTTAGTCCTAAATGGCTAGAAGAAAATAATCGTAGAATTGTTTTTCAAACACATATGTATAATTGCTCAGGAAGATCAAATCCTGATCATCCTATGCATGGTTTGTTTACTAATTTATGGCAAGATTTTTGTTTAAATGAAGCAGGTATTGCACAACGAGATCAATGGTTTGATCGTATGCAATTCGTTCAAGATGTTAAAGATGGAAAAATAAAACTAGAAGATCAAATCCCAAGACCTGAAGAAGAAATTGCACATGATTTTAATACTCCAGATCCAGTAGATGAATATTTGGATTGCTCATCTGAATGTCAAATAGATGATAAAGAATGCGAAGATGATTGTGTGGATCAATTAAAAGAAAAAAATTCTTATATTGAAACTGATTCACCACATCAAGCCGCTATTGCAAGATGATTAACAAATGTTTGTGTTCCCATTGTACTGAAATTAAAAACCAACAAACTAGAGCTTCTCAATTAAATAAAATCGCTTGTAATAAACCGTTACAAACAGTAAAAAATAAATTAATCTATTAATTCGTAGTGTTCAATACGATGACAATTGCTACATAAAGGAATACATTTATCTATTTCTTTTAGTACTGTTTTCCAAGAATAACCACAACCTACCATTGTGGAAACTTCAAGTGTCTTATCTTTTAAATGATGAAAATCAATTACACGATGATCATCTAAACCACAAAATTTACAGGTGACTGTTTTTTTGTAATCTTTTAATTTCTTTTTATTTTTTCTAATTCTATCCTTGTCTTTTTTCCAAGGCATTAGTCATCTTTCCAAATCCAACCAATTTGATAATCATCAAAATACATATCAAATCCAATTGCATCCATTACTTCATGGACTAATCGACCTTTACCAACACGCTGTCCTTTAACTAAATTATTAGCAGGATCATTAGCGGGTACTTTTTGATTGTCATCTACGACAATTAAAGTTCCTGGTTTGATAATATTTTTTGCTGCAAATAATTCTTTTAAATGATGAGATGCAGGAGTCCAATCATTAATCCAATCATCAGCAAGACTTCCATCTGGTAACTTAATAATGTCTAAATTACAAGAATCTAAATATAAAAGATCTGCTTGACCATCTAGGTAACTTAATTCTTCTATAGAATCTCCACAAATAATTTCTGCGTTACTTGTATTTGTTTTAGCTAACTCACAAGCTTTTGGATCAATATCAATTGATATAAAATTTCCTTTTCGTTCTTCTATATATTTATCAAATAATAATGTAGAACATCCATCACCTTCAAAATTATCTTCCTCTCTATAAGTTCCTGTTTCTACAATTGTAATTTTTTCCTTCTCTAATTTAGTTAAGTAACTAAAGATTTGAGCAAAAGTATCTTTTCTTTTTTCTAATCTCTTACTAATATTTTTGAAATATGTAGACCAATTTGACATTTTGTTTTTTAATCTATTGTTTTAACTATACATAACTTTCTTAATTTCGCTGCTATTTTACTTTTTTCATGCAGTTACTTGACAGATAAGATAGCTTAAAATTAATAAATAAGAAATTGAATCGTGACTTCCACGGAACTACCAGATATTGAGAAAGAAGAATTAGTAGTAGATGAAAAGGTAATGGAGGACATCAATAAGACTCCTGCTCGAATTACATTAAATGGAAAAAGACACTATACAACTCCACTCTTTACTGGTCCAGCTCCATCTGTAACAACAATAATTTCTGAAACTGCATCAGAACAAAATAAAAGAAAACTAGAGATGTGGTCTAAAGCTAATCCAGGTGTGAAAGAAAAAGCTGCTGAACGTGGTACAGCAATTCATTATGGAATGGAACAATATCTTAAAGGAAATAAAGAACCAGAAATTTTAGATGACTATGCAGAATTTTGGAATGGTATGCCTAAAATACTTGATCAATTTGGTGAGGTACTTTGGGCTGAATCTCCTGTATTAGATTCTTTTAAATTTACTTTAGGAGCAGATGAAGTTGCTCGTGTCTGGGGTTGTGATGAAGAAGGTCGAGCTTGGGCTGGTGCTCCAGATATTATTGGTTTCGTTAATGACAAGCTGACATTAGCTGATTTAAAAACTAGTGTTAAACCTTACAGTCGTAAGTGGCCTAAAGAATATGAAAAAGGTTCAAAAGAATGGCGAGACTTACTAGGTGGTTATATGAAATTTAAAAAAACATGTAAGCAATTAGCTGCTTATGATCTTGGAATACAACAAACTTTAAATGTAAAAGTTGACCAAGCTGCAATCTTAGTCTCGACTCCCTTACGTACTCAAGTATTTAAAATCTCCAGAAGATTTTTAGATAGTTTGCAAAAAGATTGGTTTAAAGTTGTAAAAGAATATTATAAACAAATAGAAAATTGTAATGTTTATGATGCAGATTCTGTTTAGATTAGACTCCATTACTTTATTTCAATGACCAATCCAAAGAAGTCAGCAGTTCGTCCAGGTGAAATTAGATTAGAACTGATTAGTAAAGAATGGCCTCTAACTCCTTTAGGAGCTAGTAAAGATCCTTATATTAGAAGCTGGCAGAATACTCCTTATAGTATCCACGAAATTGAAAATGAAATTCTTAAAGGGCAATGCAAAGCCATCGGTCTTTTATCAGGTCCAGTTTATAATCTCCCTTATGGTTTGGTATGGGTTGATGTTGATGGCCCTAGTGTATACGACTTAGTTGATGGGTTAGCTGGAGATTCTATTGATGTATCTCTTCCTAAGACATTAACAATAATGAGTGGAAAGATAGGTAGAGAAAGAAAACTATATCGTTTAGATAGAGAAAAACATAAACATTTTGTTCGTAATAAATATACTTGGCATGCTGAAACTGCTAAAGAAAAATTAGAAATCTTATGGAAAAAACATCAAGGAGTCTTGATGGGATTGCATCCAGAGACAGATGGATACTACACTCCTCCAGAAGAAGGATTTGAATGGTGTAATCAATTACCTGAATTACCTGATTGGATATTAAATTGCATTATAAATAAAAACGTAAAACAAGGGCTTCCAGCAAAAGAAACGACTAGAATAGTAGGCCCAACATTTGCAGTTAATGCAGAAGCTTCTCTCGAAAGAGATATGCAACTTGCTACTGAAGCAATGTGGGGTATGCCTCCAGAAGCTTGTGATGATTACGACATTTGGATTACTGTAGGCCAGTCTCTTCATTCACTTGACGATTCACTTCTGTCAGACTGGGATGAGTGGTCTAAACAATCTGAAAAATATCGTGATGGTGACTGCCAAAAACGCTGGCTAACTTTTGATAAAGGTGGAGCTAGAACTCTTGGTTCTTTAATTCACATTGCAAAAGAAAATGGTTGGCAACCTTCTCAAGATTATAAATTTTTAAATCAAGAGATAGATCCTCAAACACTAGATGATGTATCCAAAATGCTTGCAGAATTTGATTCCATTCCAACTACAAACCCAAAGAAAAAAGTTATTAAACCTTTATCTAAACCTTCTATAGGTGTTAAAGGTAGAGAACAAAAACCTAGAAATCCTTCATCTGATGTTGTGGCAAATTTATTGCTACAAATGTATAAAGGTAATCTTAGATATAGTCAAACTCAAAATTGTTTTCTTATTTATGAGCATGTAAATAATGGTCTTTGGTCTGCTTTGTCAGATACAGAAATGAAAGGAGAAGTAAAACATAAGCTTGAATTAATTAAAGATGAGATCTTGCCTAATGGCTACAGCATGAATCTTGTTAATGACGTATTAGAACAGTTAAGAATTACAGTTATCTTTGATGATTGGTATGAAGGTAATGATTATTTGTTATTTACAAATGGAATATTAATCGTTAAAACAAAAGATTTTATTTCCTTTGATAGGGAAATGTATCTGACTCAACAGTTACCTTATGATTACAATCCTGCAGCTACATGTGAGCCAATTATTAAATGGTTAAAACATGTACAAGATGATAGTTGGGGACGTGTACAAGTCCTTAGAGCATGGTTACGTGCAGTATTATTGAGTCATTCAGATATTCAAAAGTTTGTTGAAATTGTTGGTCCAGGTAAATCAGGTAAGTCCACGTATTCCAACCTTGCACATGCATTGGTTGGTGACACTAATGCAATTATTTCATCCCTTGATCACTTAGAAAAAAGTAGATTTGAAACTGCTAATTTATATAAAAAGAAATTACTTTTGTTTAATGATGTTGAAAGATATGGTGGTTCAGTTTCAGTATTGAAAGCAATTACTGGTCGTGATTTAATTCGGAATGAACGTAAATTTCAATCTGGTTCATTAAAACCGTTTAAATTTAATGGGTTGGTAATGATAACTGCAAATGAACCAATACAAACGACAGATCCTACATCTGGGCTTGCACGTCGTCGTCTTACTATTCCTTTTGATCGACCTTTCCTTGGTAGTGCAGCTCAACAACGCACATTAATAGATATGGATGATAACGGAGCACCCTTTGGTGACTTCGCTGATTTACTTCCAGGATTGGTTAATTGGGTATTAGATATGCCTGAATTAGAAATGCGTGAATACTTAATGGAAACTAATGGTAAAGTTCCTTTCTTTGCTAAACATCATAAAGAACAAATATTAAAATCTAATCAAATCATGGATTGGATGGAACATTGTTTAATCTTTGAGCCAGGATCTTCTGCTCCTGTTGGATTAGCAAAACATTCACAACCAGGATCTACAAATGTCTTTATGTCTTGGGATAAGTGGCTTTATGCCAGCTATTGTGAATTTTCTCGTGGTTCAAATAGTAATATCCTTGGTCGTAGTCGATTTGAAACATTGTTGATGGATGTTTGTATTCATCAGTTGCGTTTAAATATTTATAAATTTAAAGATCGTAGAGGAATGAGAGTAAAGAATATTGCTTGTCGTACTTCAGATCAAAAATTTACTGACTATCCTTCTATTATTGAAGTTGGATTAAATAAAGATAAGTGGAGAAAAGACTATGGTGATGTTTTAGATAAAAAAGAAAAAGAAGAAGAAGGTAATTAAGTATTACTATTTTCTTTTAATCTGTGTATATTTGAATAAGAAATATAAATTTAATGGCTAAAAAACCTAAACTTTTATGGTGTGGAGATATTGTTGCAAAAACAGGCTTCGCTCGTGTTACAGAAAATGTTCTTCCTTTTTTAGCTAAACAATTTAATATTGTTGTTTTAGGAAATAATTGGTGGGGTGATCCAACTCCTTTACAGAAGAAATACAAAATGTATCCTTCTTCTAATCGTTTTCAAACTGCTCCATTTGGAGAACAAAGAATTAGAGAAATAGTAGAAATAGAAAAGCCAGATGTCATCTTTAGTATTAATGATATGTGGATTCTTAATGCTCAATATAATCAAATAAAAGATCATCATAAAAATAAAAAGTTTAAATTTGTAGGCTATTCACCCATGGATTCTTATGGATGGGTTGGTTGTATTGCAGATACTGCTAACGATTGGGATGGAATAATTTCATATACTCAATTTGGTGCAAGAGAATTTATTCAATCTGGTATTACTAAACCAATAGCAGTTGTTCCTCATGGCGTAACTCCAGGTCAGTTTTATCCAAAAGATAAAAAAGAATGTCGAAAAAAATTAAATTTAAAAGAAGATATTTTTATTGTCTTTAATGGCAATAGAAATCAATTCCGTAAACGTATTGATATAACGATTGCTGCATTTGCTCAATTTGCAAAAGATAAACCTGATACCCAGCTTTACTTACATATGGGTAAAAAGGATCAAGGTTGGGACATTATGCATCTCTTTGATAGAGATATGAAACGTCAAGGTCTTGATCCAAATAATCGAATTATATTAACTGCTGATACTGAACAACCTCCTAATGTTGAAGTTGATATGTTAAATACAATTTATAACTGTGCAGATGTAGGAATTAATACATGTAAAGGCGAAGGTTGGGGACTTGTTAATTTTGAACATGCAGCTTGTCGTGTTGCTCAAGTTGTTCCAGGGCATACTTCTTGTAAGGAAATCTTTGAAGGTTATGGTCGTTTAATTAAATGTCCTCATATAGATACTGATACAAACTATGGAAGAGAAATGCCTTGTCCTTCCACAGAACATTTAGTTGAGATTTTAAATGATCTTTATGAAAATAGATCTAAGTTAGATGCTACATCTGAACTTTGTTATGAAAGAGCTTTAGAAAAACAATTTACTTGGGAAGTAATAGGTGCTCAATTTGCAGGAATCTTTCAAGATGTAATAAAAGGTATAGATCATTCTGTAGATAAACCAATACCGAAAAAACGTAGAAAAAAAAGTAAGAGGACTATCGGTCATGATGAGTAAATATAATTACCGTCCTTGGGGATGGTGGAAAAATCTGTACCAAGGACCAGGGTATTTAGTTAAAATGATTTTTATTAATGATGGAGAACAACTTAGTCTTCAGACTCATAAGCATCGTAGTGAAACTTGGGTAGTAGCTGATGGAGAAGGTGAAGTATTTTGTAATGGATTTTGGCAACATGCAAGAAAAGGTAAATGCTATCACGTTCCTGTTAATTCAATTCATCGTGCTAAAGGAGGTAAAGGAAATCTTTTAATCGTTGAAACTCAACATGGTGACAAGCTTTCTGAAGATGATATAGAAAGATTAGAAGATGATTATGGAAGAGTTACAAAAGTTAAAGATGACACAAAAACATAGAATAGCTTATTTTTTCCTTAGTAAAGAGTTAAATTACACTTCTATTCTGAGTCACATAAGACTCAATAAGAACATAGAATAAAAATGTAATTTAGCCCTATACTTAAGAAATATTAACTCTATTCTATGTTTCTCTGACACATGCCTCATAATTATAAAAAAATGCCACCTCTTTGGTATTTAGAAGAATTGTTTGAATTAAGTGATGACTATGATAGTGGTTTGTCTTGGGCAACTAAACAAAGCCGATATAAAAAAGGTGACGCTGTAGGTACCAAAAATAAATCAAATGGATACTATTTCGTTTCTATAGATAACTCAAGTTATATGGTTCATCGTATTGTTTATTATTTAAGAACAAAAGAATCTCCTGACTCTTTCTGTATAAAACATAATTTTTCAAATAAGAAAAAAGACAACAGACTAGAATTAAAACCTACATATATGTCATATGGATGAGCTTGATAAACTAATAGAATTCTCTGCATCAGGAAATAATTTTCGCTACTTTCCTGATATTGATTCAATGTCAGAAAAAGAATTAAATGAATTTGATTATTATCGAGGATTCCCTTGTCCTCATGGGCATAATATTAGAGATAAAGAAAATCATTGGTGTTATCACTGTGCAATAAAGATACAATCAAATATTTGTGGTTTTGATATAAATTATATCTATAAAGATTACAAAACAAAATATCACCGTATATGGAAACATATAAATGTAAAAGATACAGAAGAATGTTGGGAAGCTAGTCTTCCAGGAAAACGTGGTCCTCATCGAGTTTGTTTTCCTTCTTATCGTTCACAATATAGCTCTCAAAAATCAGAAAATACTACAGCTCATAAAGCTATTTATCAATGTGCTTGGGGAGATATTGGTAATATGTTTGTTACTCGACTATGTGGAAATCCTTGGTGTCTTAATCCTTTACATATGACATCTAAATGGAATAGACGAGCAATGCCAAAAAGAATAAAACCATTCTATCTAGATTTTGAAGCTGAAAAGTTAATGAGAATGAGTAAAGCAGAATTATTACATCGAGAAGATGAAATTATTAAAGAAGATTATAAACCTACTATTGAACATCCTTTAGTTGTCAAAGATACTCCCGATTATGATGAAGGATAGAATAATGTTTTTATATAAGAATGTCTCGGAACCAGACCACTCAAAGATCTAGGACAGCTAATGATCCTTTATTGATTGGTACGTTTGATGAAACATCGATACGTTATTTAACTGGTAAATTAGGTCCAACAAATAGAGTTTCTTCTACTGGATATGGTGGAGGAACTTATGATCATTGGTTTAAAATAAAAATTGAAACAGAAGCTTGGATCATATTAACAAAAGGAGGAGGATCTGAAAAATGGTTTACAATTTCAGCTTATGATTTAAATAAAAATTCTATTGTAGGAAGAGCTATTTTTGATAAGGATAGTATGCCATCAGTAGTAGATGGAAAGGTAATGAATCCTTATGTTGGAACTATTATGTCCACTGGTTCAGATTTATATAATAATTTTGATGCTAGAAGATTTGATAGAGGTGATTCAAGATATTATCCTTTAAAAATAGGTGAATATTTAATCTGTGTTTCAAGTACTTTAAGTACTCCTCTTGACTATGCTGTAGGTATTGTTATAGAAATGGCTGATCCATTTCCTGTATTACTTACTGAAGATTATGATCGTTTAATTTTTGAAAATACTCCTGATCAAGATGACATTATTTGTGATACCACAGTTAACTATACTGGAGCTGAAGATCATGAACATTCATTAACAGAATGGAAAACTGCTTGGAGTCGAGAACGACAACCTTATGAAAAGTTTCCAGAAGTACTTGTTCCTTTAACTACTAAACCATAAATTATGTCTATTAACCGTATTTCAAATTATCCTTATCTTGGATTTGATGATACTGTTTATGATGATATTTTACTAGATAGTAAAATTGCTATTGAAGAAAGGAGAATGGAATTAATGGACTCTAATCTTTATACAGAAATTCTAGATGATCAGTATGATCAATGGAAATATAGACAGAATAAATTAGATCTTTCTGCTAGATTTAAAAAAGAATGCGAAGAAATTCCTTATTTACAACAATGTAAACTTTATGACTGTTAATAATGACATTGCGAACAACAAGAGCGAAGAAAATACAGACGACTCGTATTGGAAAACATATTTTGAAGATGAGACTATTTCCGTGGATGCGTACAAAAAACGGTTACATATGGCTCGCAAGTATGGCAATCAGCAAAAGCAACAGGCAAATGAACGATTGGACAACATTAAAAAAGAACAAACGAGTACAAAGATTGAAGTTATCTTTGACAGGTAGGTTTGGTCCTAAATCTCAAGCTATAGCAATTAGACAAGTAAGAGATTGGATGAAAGAAATCCCAGTTGGAGATTCAATTACATTAAGATGTGAATCTTGTGTACCAGAAAAACAATTTAAGATATGGAAAAAATGGTTTTTAAAGAATGAAAGTAACAAATGGAAAATAAATGATGAATATAAATCTTTCTTTTTTTATAGATGTGATTAAAATATATTTAGTATCAATCATTAAAAATGGTTAGTTTAATTCGTCCATTGCTTTTTAAATTTGTTAATACTCCTCAAGTCAAGCAATTGATTATTGATTTATTAACTAAATTAGCAGATTCTACAGATAATACTGTTGATGATAAAGCAGTTGTTTTTATTAAAAATGGTTTATTTCCAGGAGCTAAAACTTCTAAATAGAAGAGAACCACCAAACAGCTCCTTTTTCTGTATCTATATGATCACGTAAATTTAATGCGTCATTTTTATCTAAGGTGACGCATTCTCTATGTCCATTAAGTTCATAACACATATTAACGTGTACATTTAATTTATTTTTAAATGTCATGATTATAGACTAAAAGTTGATTGCTATATTCTACCAATGGATGAAAAAATAAATAAACAAGAAGATAAAAAAAGTTTATTTAAAAAAATAACTGATGCAGTTCCAGATAGAGAAGAACAATTTGAACTTGTCGGTTTAGGGGTCAGATTATTTTTGTTGACTTGGGCGACTTTGATGTTGTCATTATCATACTTAGATTTAAGTAAGCTTGGTATACCACAACAAAAAATAGATCCAACTTTTATAGCTAGTGTATTTGTTGGATTAG